TTAGGTGTCGCTGGTGAGCGCTGCCGCCATTTTGCCGCCATCTTTCAGCGCGGTGATCGGGTTGAGTTTGACGGCGTCTTCAAGGTGGTCCGGGGCGAAATGGGCATAACGCATCGTCATCTTGATGTCGGTGTGGCCGAGGATCCGTTGCAGTACCAGAATGTTGCCACCCCCCATCATAAAGTGGCTGGCGAAGGTATGACGCAGAACGTGGGTGCTTTGGCCCGCGGGCAATTCAATCTCGGCCCGCCGTATCGCCTTCTCGAACTCGGCATAGCAGTCACCGAACAGACGGCCGGTGCGTTTTGGCAGTAATGCCAGCAGCCACCCCGCAACTGGCACTGTGCGGTTCTTCTTACCCTTGGTACGAGTGAAAGTAAGCCGACCGATGCCAACCTGTGAGCGGGTCAGCTTCTCTATCTCGGACCAACGGGCACCAGTCGAGAGGCAGAGCATCACGATCAACCACAAGTCTTTCAGTCCCGCACAGGCAGCCAGCAACCGCTCAATCTCATCCTGATTCAGGAATGCCAACTCGGACTCTTGCACCTTGTACTGACGCAGTACCTCCAGCGGATTGCCGTGCGCCCACTCACCCAAGCGGCCAAGTTCATTGAACACCGCCTGCAGGTAGAGCAGTTCGCGGTTGATTGTCGTCGGTGATACCTGCTTGCGCTGACCAGACACATAAAGTTCACCGGCCAGTCGCCGCTCACGATAGGCAGCAAATTGCTGTGCCGTGAACTCAGTTGCCAAGGGGTTGCCAAGCGCCTCTGCCAGCCAAATCAGCTTGTCGCGGCGCCGGTCGCCATCCGTCAACGTTTGACCGTGGCGACCATACCAAAGCACCACCAAGTCACTCAGCTGCCGCTCATCTGCGCCGCCCGCATCTGGCTGTTGCCAGGGCTGGGCCAGCATGTGTTTTTCCCATGCCAAGGCTTCGCCCTTGGTGGCAAAAAGCTTACGCATACGTGGGCCATTTCGACCTTGCGGATAGACTTCAGTTAACCACTTTCCTGATGTCTGTTTTCTTACCGTCATACCCAGCCCCCAAAAAAACTGTTTTTTTATACAGTAAAAATAAAGCAATAAAGAGCTGTTGGTGTCAACGAAAACCATTAGGCATGACGTACTGCACTAGCAACTACAACAAGGGGTAGTATCTAAGTACTAGTAAAGTTGTCGATTGTTCAAAAATGAGATGTGGGCTGTAAAAAGCCCATTAAGTGTGGTCAATGTGTCAACCTAAGTGTAAAGTTAATAGACTAGCTTTAAACAAAACACTGGAAATCATCATGGGTAACAAACTTACAAACGCGCCAGTCTACTACACGCTCGCCCAGGTCCAGTTCAACCCCATTCTGGACTTGGATGTATTCATCCCAAGTATCCAAGCTGAAATGCGTAAAGCAGGCTTCCCCGACTTCAGAAATGAGGTACAACAGCAATTTGCGATCTCCATGGGGGCAGGGCAGCTCACAACCCCACCGATGACCCAGCAAGTTCGCTACATGTTTGGCAACATTAATGCTACATCCCACTTCATTCTTGACCACAATGGGTTGATTCTGCAAAGTACTGACTATGCTTCATTTGAGAATTTTTCAGGGATGCTTCTTCGCGCACTGAAAATGTTGAATGATGTGCTAGCTCTCCAATTTGTCGAACGAGTTGGCCTGCGATACTTAAACGCTGTCCAGCCAAATCCTGGTGAGTCGCTAGGGGATTATTTAACCCCTGGAGTATTAGGAATACAGACCCATGATGGATGGAACTTACAACAGTCCTTTACTGAAGTAGGGTTTAACACACCCGTTGGACAATTAATCTCTCGTGTAATCATTAGAGAAGGACAGATAGGAATACCAATGGAGCTAACTTCTCTAGCTCCGGCCATAGCACCAAGATTTATGGATAAATACGGCTTGCACGCCATCATGGACAATGACTGCTTTAGCATTCATCGAGAGGGGTTCATTCTAGCCTCCATTGATGAACGAATGAGGGCACTCCATGCGGAAATTGAAAAGTCATTCCAAGCCACGGTGACAGCTTTCGCGCTGAAAACATGGTCCTAAGGGAGGATATGATGAGTGCAGTATTTAGCTATCCACGTAATGTGGGCCACAAAGGCTGGTTCAACGAGCCTGCAGCTACAGGAGCAATACTTGGTCTAGCCATGCTAACAGGCATGTCTAGCAGTCCAGTCATTGGCACTGGTGCAGAACTAAAATTTAGCCCACGCCAGTTTGGTAACTCACTGAGGGTTTACACATCATCTCGTTACGACATAGCATTCGTAGATGAGAGTCGCTCACCAAATCAGGACTTGGAGCTCATTAAAACAGTTCTAAAGCCTGCGGTATCTGAGCTTGCTGTATCACTCGGCGTATCTCGTCAAACCGTTTATAACTGGCTTAATGGAGATGCGGTTACACAAGCTGTCGCCATCAGTAAGTTGCAAGATCTTGCTAGAGCCGCAGAGACCTTAGAACAAGCAAAAATCCCAATCAATGCAACTTTACTAAAGCGTAAGTTTGCAAAAGGCAAAACGTTGATGCAGGTTGTAGAGGCTGGTGAATCTGCCCACGATGCCTCTTTGGTATTGGTAGCAATGCACGAACGAGAGATAGCTCAACGCGAACTGATGGCAAGCAGGTTTGCCAGCAGAGCCAAGACCCCAGTCTCGGAAGATTTTGATCTTCCAAGTGCAGGAGTTCAGCCTGAGGGTGATGCATGAGTGAGTGGCAGCGTAGTGATAACAAGTGGCGTCAAGGGTATCTACTGGATAGTGATGCATTAAGTCATTTTGGGCTTGTGCATACTACAGATCCTGACAAGACTGTTGTTATAGTGATAAGCCAAGACTGCGATCTCACTAATTCTCCATTGAAAGAGCCGATGGTTGAGATCGTAGTTGGCCATTTTATTGATAAACACGATGGCAATAACACTAAAGCCAAAAATGCAAGAACTTTGCACATCCCGCTCGATTCAAATAATAAGCATTGGGCAGAATTTGTAGCGACCGACAAAAAACAAATAAATAAGATTGAGTTAAATGAATTTAACCCTCATACAAACTTAAATCTTGAGCCTGAAAACCTTGCAACCCTCCAACTTTGGTTAGCTAGCCGTTATCGCAGATCGGCATTTCCAGATCAATTTGAAAGACGCCTGCAGAATGCAAAGCTAAAAACCAAAATATCTAATATTGCAACACGCCTGGGCGAACATATTTCTGGAATATTCTTTGATGTGGATGCAGGTATAAGTTATGGCGACAAGGAACCAGATGATATATATATTCTAGATATAATAGTCCTCTACACAACAGAGCCTGATCCAGACAAAGCCTTTCAAGATGCCGATTGTATGGTTCAGGAGTTCAAGAAAGTATTTAAGAACGCATTGTTTACCCCAACTGGTAGCTGGCAACAAATTGAATTACGATTTTGTGATGCAATTTCTGAGGGAGCATTAACTTACGAGACCTTCCGTGGCCTAAAAAAATGGAATCTTGACCACCTAAGTATTTCAGATGAGTTAGAACTGCCAATGGTTGAATAATGTATATGTCTTATACTCCACAGCCCATTAACTTAAAACAATAAGGCTTTTCAGTAGTCTTAACGTTTTCTGAATATCCGATGCTCAACCATCACACCGATTATCTCGATATGTTGTCGGTCCGAATGCATGGTGGGGTAATCATCGTTGAGCGGTACCAGCTCAAACACTTCTTGTCCGTTCTCATCGATACCACGAGGACGGTATTTCTTGAACGTAGCCTCTTCGCCGCCGTTCTTGGCCACCACATAATCACCAGGGCGCGGCTGTTCATCAGGGTCTACGATCACCAGATCCCCTTCGTTGAAAAACGGGGTCATGGAGTTGCCACGTAACCAAAGGCCAAACCCACAAGGGCCGATATCGACGCTGGCAGCCACATACTCCACATTGCCATCGAAGCCCGTTGCCTGTTCACACATTCCACGCCAGTGGCCAGCCTGAACATAACTAAGAATCGGCACTCGGCTCCCCTGGGGGATCACTGCAGGCTCCACATTAGATACAAATGCCTTTGATGCTTCACCCGGATTACCCTTTCCGGTTAGCAACCATTCAACAGAAACGCCTAAGGCCGCCCCCAAGTCATTGAGATAGCGGCCGCTGGGGGTACTTTCCCCCCTCTCCCATTGGCTGACAGCAACACGTGAGACTCCCACTTTTGCCCCGAGGACATCTTGGCTATAGCCGAGTCTCTTTCTCGTCTGCTTTATACGTTCGCTTACATTAGTCATGTAAGCAATCTTACCACCCACTTTCGTAAGCGTTCTTTTCTTTTTTGGAAAGCATTCATTGCATTTTCCATAAACTGAACTTACATTATCTGTCGAAAGCAAAGTTTACATCCTATAGAGAGGATTTCTGGCGATGAAGAAACAGGATGCGATAGACCACTTTGGCGGAGTCACTCAGCTTGCGAACGTACTGGGCTGTTCGTCACAAGCCGTTTCCCAATGGAGAGACACGATCCCTAAAGGCCGCGCTTACCAGCTTGAATTACTTACTGGTGGCCAGCTGAAAGCTAACCCCACTCCATCTCGCCCTGCGCAGTAAGGGTTGCCCCTATGCCACCACGTCATATCAACCCTGCCGTTTCACATGCTCCGCCGGCGGCCGTCAACGCGATCAACCTCGTGATCTCCCCTGATACTCCGCCGCTGATGCCCATCGCCAAGTTTGCCGAGTGGGTTGGCGTCTCTGTCGATACTGCTCGCCACTGGGTCAAAACCGGCCGGCTAGATGTATTGGAAAAGACCCGCAGCAACGAGCTGGTCATGGTGAAAGTGCATGTATTTATCGCCAAGCAGATGGCCAGTGCTTTCCCCACGGTCCAGTTCAGGCTGGCGGCTTAACCATAACGACCTTTGGAGGGAAATCAGAGTGTCGAATACCACCAGAAACCTACACCCCCACTACCGCAGTGCCTGCGCCGGTTTCGTGAAGGATCGCAACGTAGAAAAGTTAGCCGCCAGCATGGGTATGTCGGCCCATGTGCTGCGCAACAAGTTCAATCAGCAGCAGAAACACAAGCTATCGGGTGATGACCTGATCGCTCTCTACCAGGTGACCAAAGACGAAACGCTGCTCGATGCCCTGCTGTTTGAGTGTGGCCTGACTGCTGTCGCCATTCCCGATGCCGAGCGGGCGCCCTCCCTGACCCACCAGGTGATCCAGCTCAACTCGCAAATTGCGAGTATCGGCCAGCGCACCCTGGAGCTCACGGAACGCGGCCGCATCACCAGCAACGAGCACCGCTCTTTCATGAGCATCGCCGCCGCCGCGATGGGCTCAGTGGCACTGCTGATCAATGACGTCGAACAGCGATTTCAGGTGGTGTCGCCCCTTGCGGCACTGGCGATGTAAGGAGAAGGAAACGATGAATACGTTACGAGCAAGTGCAGCCGAGAAGGCGCTGGCAGAAATGCGTGAAGCGCTTTACCACGCCAATTGTAGGGTTGCGAAGTATTGGGGCGAGCTCAATCAGCCGCAACGTCGAGCCATCTGCAATGAAGCCGAATTACCGATCTCGATGGCAAGACCAGAATACCCGCTCGGAGAACGCGACCGTGAGGCGCTTTGTCTGGCCATGCGTCGTCTTGGGTACCAACACCTGTTTCACGGTGCAGTCAGCCTCGAAGAATGGCGCACCGGTTTGATAGCACCACCAGAAGAAAAACCAGAGGTAACAGGACCAGCCGACCGGCTGGCGAAGAGCAAGGGCTTGTTGATGGCACTGGTCAACAACCCACAAACCGCAAATTGCGGGCAAGAAAAAACCCCGATCACTGGTGCCGCAAACACCTAACGGGGCTCTCTATCAACCACTTATCAAGGAAAGTTGACATGGCAACTTTAGCAATCCCCTGCGCGCTGCGCAACCGCAAGATCCAGAACAGCCGTATTGCTGGCCCATATGCCGCCCGCTACTCGGAAAACGACCTGACGATCCTGAGCCAGCGCGCTAACGCCCTGGTCTGGGCTTCTCTGTTTGGTCACATCAATCGCCTTAATGCCCATCCAGGAGCCTAACCATGACCCTGCACAACTCTGAAATGCCGTCCATGACTGCCCTCAATGCCAGTACCCGCCAACGCCTGCGCCAGCTGCGCGAATTTCTGGGGATGAGTCGCCCCAAATTCGCAGCACAGCTGGATATCCCACCCACCACCCTCAAGAACTACGAGCTGGGCTATCGCGAGATTGGCGGCGGCCTGCTGCTGCGCATCATCAATACCCCCGGCCTGTCTGATTACGCCGTATGGCTGATGAAAGGCTCTCTGATCATCCCCGAGCAAGTGCGCCCGGCCCATCCCAACTAATCCAACAATGGGCTGCTGCGGCAGCCCCTGGAGCAATGCACATGGAAGGATTCAAGAGCATTGGCCGGATACCTGCCCAGATACAGGCAAAAGCGGCAGTAGTGCTGGCCTGTCAACGCCCTCACCGGCTGCAATCCGGGTGCGGGGATGTCATTGCCGTGGGCTACCGATACCGCCTGTTTCGGCCCTGTGGGGCCAGCGGTTATCAGCTGATGACCCACGAACGGTACAACAAACTGACCGTAAGAAAGCGTTGAGGAAGTAGCTATGAGTGACGCAATCAAGATAGCCAACCAGGCCCCCAAGCTCATCGAGGGGTTGCTGGCCGACATGTTCGCCGCCCGGGCTGATGACAATCGGGTGTGCCTAGGCAGCGTATGGTCTGGCCCGCAGCACATTCAGATCCAGCTTGTGGCCACAAGCAGCCCAGACGCGCTGCTGGATGATGACAGCAGCGATGATGAATACGCCGAACCCAATGAACCGGTCCAGCCGAAAAGCGGGCTGTGGCTCCACTGGCAGAGCTACCGAGCCGACTACATCGGCGCCTCTAACGCCACCTCTGGGACTGATGCTGCTGAGGTGCTCGCCCTTGGGGCGATCCGCTCCATCTACTGGCTGGCACTCGGCCAGGGGGAAACTCCGCTTGCCACCGAAATCGGCGACTGGTGGAAAGAGTGCGCTCCTCTGCATGGACTGGGCGAGGTGATCCGATGACCGAGCACACCCCAGACTTTTCTACACTGCAAGCGGAAGTAGAGGCCGACATTGCCGCCTTGTCCGCCATCTCCAAGGTAAAGCTGGCAACCCTGCGTCAGTACCAACGCCAGCTCCTCACCTTGCGAGAGGCCCGCCTGCCAGCACCCAAATACGCCCTGTGCCGCCTGCTGTTCGAATGCAGAGAGGAGCGCCGCGCCCGTATCGAAGCGTTAGACACCGTCGCCCACCAGGAGCGGTATCTTGCCCACCTGCGCTGTGACGAGCCCCTGCCGTTCTAATGTTGCCCCACCCCGATCTGTTCGACGCTAAACCCGTCTCCCCCAGGCAGCCTGCTGCCTGGAAACTGGCAGCATCCACCAAAGCCATGGCGCGTCGCATCATGGCTTGTCGTCGTGTCTCACTCTGCCCACTCGACGCATCCCGCCTCCCCGCAGCTCGGCGCAGGGAGCTCGCCGGCGGCGATATCAATACCCGGGTCGAGGCCATCAAGAGCTATTTTGTCGGCATCCCTGGCGCCTATGCCCTGGACTGGGCGCTTGACCTGCTGGAGCGGCCGATCCCGCGTGAAAACGGCGGGTCAGGGGTGCAGCTGCCCGGTGATCTGATCGCCGAGTTGTTCGTGGGCTACTGCGCCCGTCGCGCCCCGGACGTGCTCAAAGGCGTGGCGATCTGCTACGACGCCAACCGCTGGCTATCAAGCCGCATCACCACCCTGCGCCAGGTGCAGAACGTGATCCCCGAACCACTCGAAGCGCTGCGCACCAAAGAGAGCCGTGAGCGCCTGGCCGTCAACTACGCCGAACGAGTCACCCGGCTGTTTAATGCCATTACCGACTTCGGCGCTGAGCAGGTGCCGGCGATCCGTTTGTGGAAGGCGTGCCGCCAACCGCTGGCCGCCTGGGGCATGCTGCCCCGCCTGCCCAGGTTCAGAACGACCGCAAGCCGCGACGATTTCATCGCCCACCACCTTATCCGCTGGCTCGACCCTAAGTGGTGGGCCAGGCGTATGCGCAAGATCTGGGATCAATACAACGAACATTGCGCCATCCTGCTCGGCAAGGTGCGCAAAGGGGTATCCGCCTACGTGTCCAGCCAGGGACTGCAGGCCTTTATCGAGCGCCAGCGTATGGCGGCGGCCTGGCTCAAGGACATGGAGGCCTATAACGCCCAGGACGACATCACCATCAGCCTAGAGGATGCGGTAAAAGCCTCCATCGCCAACCCGGAGAACCGCCGCCATGAGTTGATTGTCCGGGCGCGCGGCTTCTCAGATGTGGCTGACGAAATGGGTTATGTGGGTCTGTTCTTCACCTGGACGGCGCCGAGCCGCTTCCATCCTTGGAAGACAGTACGAGCCTCCCAGGCCGGCGGGCCAGATAGCACAGAAGAGAACCCCAAGCACGACGGCTCATCCCCCCGCGACTCACAACACTACATCAGCGAGCTGTGGAAACGCTGCCGTGCTGCCCTCGATCGCAATCTGGCCAAGCGGGGGGAGTTCCTAGTGGCCGACCCTATCGACTATTTCGGCTTTCGGGTGGTCGAACCCCACCACGACGGCACACCCCATTGGCACCTGCTGATCTGGGTCAAACCCGAGCACCAGCATCGGCTGATCGGCATCCTGCAGCGCTACGCTCTGAGCCATGACAAAGGCGACCTGGAACGCAAACGCCACCCAGACAGCAAAAAGCCTTATAGCGACATCACGCCCCGCTTTGACTGGAAGGTAATGGACAAGGAGAAGGGCGGCGCCGTCGGCTACATCGTCAAATACATCGCCAAAAACATCGACGGGTACCGGGTCGGCGACGAAGGCGATCTGGAAGCCGAGACCGCAGCTACCGAAGGCGCCCGCCGAGTGCGGGCTTGGGCCTCGCTCTGGGGCCTGCGCCAGTTCCAACCCTTGAAAGGGCCACCGGTCGGGATCTGGCGGGAGCTACGCCGGCTACCTGGCCGCCTGCAAGAGGCCAAGGGGATCATCGTGGCCCCGCTGGCCAGCCCCATCATGGAAGAGTGCCGGCGCTATGCCGACGCGGTGGACTGGAAAAACTTCACCCAAGCCATGGGCGGCCCCTGCTGCCGGCGCGATGAACGCCCCTTGAGTATCCACCGCACCGCTTTTGCCGAACCCAATCAGTACGGCGAACCGCAAACCAAGCTTGTGGGTGTGCGGGCCGCTGACGGCCTCATCCAGCAAACCCGTTTGGGGGAATGGGTGCTGCGCAAGTGTGGGTCACAGAGTACCGCGGAAGCCCAGGGCAGCGGGTTTTGGTCTGTGGGCGAGCGCAGCGAGTTAGTGGGTACCGAGCGAAGCGAAGGGGGTTTCCCCCTTGGAGCTCTGGCAACAACTGTACGCGATGATCTCGGAGGATCTAAAGAGGATCCATTGGGAGGTATAAATCTATTCCATTTGGGGCTAGGTGATGAAGAAGTGGCCATGGTCCGATGCGGCCTGATTGTCAGAGCGGGGGACCGGTCAGTTTGCATCCGGGATGGTGAGTTGAAAGTGACCGAACGGCATCCGTTCGAATCACCAAACGAGCCATCGTCGTATCAAATTGAAGCCGAAGCCAGACGCCGGGAGGCAAAACGCCAGGCGGAGCTCAAGGATGTGCGGGGCTTGCTGGTCGAATCTGGGGATCCAGCGGCTTGGCTGGCCAGCATGACGGCCGCCGGCGCCGATGATGCCCTGGCGTTGCTGGAGGCCCTGGGGGATGGGGACGCCGAGGCAGCCCACACCCAGCTTGACCGGCTGCGCGAAACTGTCGATCTGCGGACGTGGCCACAACCACCAGTTGAGCGCCGCCAGGAGACAATCAGTAATGCCGAGTTCTTCGGGTTGCCAGCTGATGGTCAGCGCTCTCCTGCACGCAAACCAGATGTGCACCACCTCATTGCCCAAACGACCAGGACACGCTTGGCCAACGTTCGTCCAGAACATCGCGAAGCGCTGATCACTCAACTGATGGTCAGAGCCGATGCAATGACCCAGAGCGGCGGCGACACAGTGGCATTCGTTGCCGATTGCTTACTGGCATAGCTGAACTTGATGGGAGGGACGCAAATTAGAGTCGTTGGTTACCATGAAACACATTATGCGCAGTCAGGCTTAGGGGTATGGCAAAGGGGCCGACAGGCCCCCTGATTGTTTGATGCCAATAAGTATATATACCGGCATCAAAGTGCCCGAGCTCCCAAGCACGAGCCAATGACGAAAAACACGAGACTTGCGAGCACTAGCCCAATGGCAAAGTGAAGAAAGATAGAATGCTTGCGCTCACTGTCAGGTACACCATCTCTTTCCTCGCCATACAGCTTTAACTGAGTGACATAAGAACAAACCAGCGCCAAGCCACACACCGCTAAACCTAAACAGAAAGAGATCAAGGAACCCCATACATCAGGTAAAGCTAGGCCTTTCCCTGAAAGGTTTCCCAGATAAGCCAGAATCGCAACAACAGCACCTCCATTCACCAACGCGCAGAACTTGAAAGCCTCTACAGAAATCGTGATAAGCGACTTGTAGGTTTCGCCTAAATGCCAGTTTTGTTCAGACATGCCATTGTATCCATTGGTGTTTATTGGGATTACAGCGAACTCTAACAGCATGCAAAAGAGATAACAGCCCTTCTGGCTGGGTTTTCAATGGGCCCCCGTTTGGCAAAGGTGGAAGAATTCCCCCGTATTACTGCTCGGTGTTTGGTCATAGATCGCGCCAGCAAAAGAGAGGTGACTAGCGCAGTCTGTCGCCCTCGTTTGCTGGCCGGCAAGCGAAGCGCGGCAGAACACGCGATTTGTCATTGATTATCAAACCCATACAATGAAGAATACTCGGACGAGTATCATTGGTAATGATTGAGGATTTATGAAAAATATTGTTTTGCTGATGGCATCCCTTGTATTGGGCGCATGTTCACAAACTCCACATAGCGATGCGAATATGAAGTCATTTGTTGCGAAACCAGGGGTATCAACCCCTCTGGATATGAGCAAATGGGAAGAGAAACGTAGCGGGTTGATTCCTGCCAGAAATGGCAATGTCATCTCCGCAAAGTTTTTTAATACGTTCCCTGTCCCGGTTACCATCAGTCGACTCGAATTCCCTGCAACAGAGAATGTGACATGTGCCATCAAGTCAAATGCACAGATCGTTGTACAGCCATACACCATCACTGATATTGACTTGATTGATGCCGCAACTCTGGCGGAGTGCCACCCAGATTTAGTGACTCACAAAGGGGCTAAGTTCATTGGCGTTCCCAATGACCATGATTATGCAGAATCCACTCGCACAACGGGTGTCATGCTGCAATATGACACGAAAGTCTATAAAACAACGGGGAAGACCACCATGTCATACCCACTTGTCTTTGATACTCGCAACATGTCATATAATTAAAAAATGAATAAGGGGCGCATGATGCGCCCCTTATTCATTGTCCCAGGTTGAGTTCCCGCTGCAGGGCCTGTCGCCCCTCTTGGCTAAGCGAGTTGATAAGGCTCAAGGCCAGTTGGCTGGTCGTGCGACCCGATGGACTCAGTGGATGGCTGTATGACACCTGGGACACCCAGCTGTGCCCGCATTCCGCATCCGTGCACTGGCAGTACAGATCGGCGGTGTCACGGCTCAGGCGGTGCGTCTTGGTGATTCGCCCCAGTTCCCCACATTCCCGACAAAATACCCGCATAAATCCCCCCTGATACCGTCGATATAAAACCGCTCGATTATACCCTAAGCTGGATCTCTATACAGTAACACTGACCTCCAGCGACCGATTGAAATCCACCTGCAGCCGGCGCGGCAGATTGGCGCCATTGATCGCATCCTGGATAAGCTCGCACATCGGGATCGTTTCGTTGCGAGCATAGGTCCGGTCGTACTGCTCCGGGTTGCCGAGGCCCCCGCTGCCGTTGGCTGGGATGATGCCGGCAAGCGCGGCCGGGAACCGGTGTGCCGTCAGCACATCCTGGGCGGTGATCGCCTTGATGGCTGCAAACTCGTCCTTGGTCGCGATGTCCCCCACCGGGATCAGCTTGATCCCATCGGGTTTACCCCCCGGGATATTGACGAACATCGAGCGAAAATTCCCGACCCCCTTGGAGCTCGCGATCATCTCCTTCATCTCCGCTTCCTGGTCATCGTCCATGTTCGGGTCGGTGGCATAGAAGATGAACCCCATGTGTGCCCCGTTGAGGAAGTATTTACGCCGGAACATGGTGGCGTCCTGGTTGAGCAGGGCCGACTGCAGGCCCCCCAGGTAATCGGGCTGGCCATACACCTGCTGCACCGGGTCGTACTGGGCCAGCCAGATGATATCGGCCGCCAGGTAGTGCTTGTAACTGCCGTCGCGCTGCAGCATCAGGAAATTGCCATCCTGGCAGCGGCGCAGGTAGAGACTCGAGAGAGGGTAAAGCCCCACCACCTGGCCAAACCCGTTTCGCAATTTCAGCAGCGCCGCGTCCCCGAACTGCAACAGGTTATGCACAAAGGCGGTGATCACCTCCCGGGGCACGCCCTCGCTGCTGATAAACCGGCCCGATACCATGTTGCGCCGCGCCATCAAGATGGCGCCATGGTGCGCATTGGCGCGGGCGACCTTGGCCAGTCCCTGCCGGTCGATAGGCGGCATGTAATACTCGCCCCAGGGGCTGTAGAACACGTCCGTGTAGTCGGTCATCCAGGCAGTCGGGTCGATGGGCTCGGCCATGGAAAAGCTGACCGAGGGCCGGCTGCCGGTTGTACTGGGGGTGGGCCGCTCGGCCCGCTGATGAAAGCGCTGTTTGCGGCTCATGTTTTCCTCGTTTGCTGATGGCCCAGGTGGATTTGCGGCGACGCGATGTGTCGAGCGGTTCGTTGTCCACCGCGTGGGCGATGGCAAAGAACACGTCGGCGTGTCCGGTCTCGCTGCTGCGCGAGGCCCTGAATGTCAGCTGGCCGCCGCCGGTGGTGCTGCGCTTGATGCTCATGAAGGCCAGCGGGATCTCGATGTCTTCCTGATCCCATTCGATGCGGTCTGACTCGACCACATCCACCATCTTGAGTACCAGCCGGGCCTTGCTCTCCACGTTGTAGTTAATGGGGGTGATGGTTGACTTGAACACGGGCTGCAGCAGGTCATACACCCCGCTGCCCACCCCGGAGACGTCGATCCCCAGATAGGTGACCCTGAACTTCTTGGCGATCTTCTCTATCTCGTCCGCCTGGTAGCGAAAGTTCATCCCGCGCCAGAAATGCTTCTCCAGCACCCGGAATTTCTCGCCTGGGAACAGCGGCGGGGCGACCACCACCAGGGTGGCATTATCGCGGGTCCGGCTCGGGTCATAGCCCAGCCACACCTCGCGCTTGCCAAACGGCTCGGGATGCCCCGGGGTGTAGTCGCTCCAGTTGCTGACACTGGTCTGGGCTCGCTCCATGTGCTGGAACTTGAACACCGAAGCTTCATCGTCCACAAAGGCGCACATGTAGAGGTGATCGAATACCTCGATGGCGGTCTCTTCGCGCAGCGCCTCGATGTCGATGAGGTTGAAGCCGGTCGACACCGCCTCTTCCAGGGTGAGGATGTAGCGCCACACCCTATCCGGGCAGACCCGGCCGCCGTCGCGCAACTCCGCATCGGTCGGGAACTCGATGGCCTGGCGGGCCGGATCCTTGCCCTTCCAGTCATCCCCGGTCCACAGCTTGTAGCCGCCGTGGGCCTTGCTGGACGGGGTAGAGAAAAAGGTCTTGCGCCAGTGGGATTGCGAGCCCATGCCGGTAGCCACATCGGTGACCGCCTTGAAGTTCTTGATCCAGAAGTATTCATCGGCGTAAAAGTTGCCGGTGTAGCCCTGGGCACTGTTGGCGCTGGTTGAGCAGAACACCAGCTGCGCACCGTTGGAGAGCACAATGGGGTTGCCGCTGAGCTCCACCCCTAAGAACTTGCGGGCGATGTTAATGATGTAGGAGCGGAAGATCTCGGCCTGGGCCCGGGTCGCGGACAGGAACACCTGATTGCCACCGGTCAAGATGGCATCTTCCAGCGCTTCGCCGGCGAAATAGTAGGTCATGCCGATCTGGCGGGACTTGAGGATGTTGCGGGTACGCGGGATGGCCGGGTCGTTCTTGACCTCACGCACGTACAGCTGGTGCGGGAACAGGGAGGCCAGCCACCCCTCGAAGTCTTCGGGGCCCAAGTCATTGACCCAGTTCTTGGTCTTCTTGCCGCCCTTCTTCGGCTTGCTCTCCCCGCGCTGGCGACGTCCTTCACGCTCGCCCACCTCGCCAGTCTCATCTGGCGGGGTGGCCTGCCGGCGAGCCTTGAGGGCCTGCTCGCGCTCGGCCAGCTTGACGGCCTCCGCCTTGAGGGCGACGTGGTGGCTGATAAGCCGGTCCATTTCGGCCAGGTCGGCGTGGTTCTTCTTCGGCTTGGCGGCCAGCGCCTGGTAACGACGGGTGATCGCATCTTCCAGCGCCTCGTCGCTCAAAAGCTCCGTCCAGCCGTACTTCTCGGCCCACAGGTACACCACCCGCACACTGCCAAGGCCGAGTTCTTCCTTGATCTCCCGTGCACTCCAATGGCGCAGATAAAGCCGCTTGGCGGTTTGTCGTACCTCTTCTGTATAGGCCATGAGGCTCCCCAGTCATAAAGCTGGGGCTCATGATACTGAGCCGATCCCGCCCCTCCCGCCGCCTTCATTCGGATGATTTCGGATAACCCCCGCTATCCGAAATCGCCCGAACGCATGTGAGTGCTCCCCCTGTTCTGCCCCGATAACCTGACGCCAGTTCGACACCAGGAGGCCGCCGTGCCAACACCAATAGATTCATCACTGCGCACCGGCTGGGTGGTGATCGCCACAGAAGGTCAGTCCGTGGATGGCCGTGAGATCTCGGCCAAGTGGATCACCGACATGGCCGACACCTACGATCCGACCTTCTATTGCGCGCAGCTGTGGCCGGACCATGAGAAGTGGGGCGAGAACCTGGGCTACGTGCAGGCCCTCAAGGCCGACAAGGTAGACGGCAAACACACCCTGTTCGCCATCCTCTGCCCGACCCGCGACCTCATCTATCAGAACCAGCGCGGCCAGTACAAGTTCTGCTCCATCGAGCCGCTGGATAACTTCACCGGTCAGGGCAAAACCTACCTGTTTGCGGTGGGTGTGACGGACATCCCCGCCAGCACCGGCACCACCATGCTCAAGTTTTCCGCCAAGCACCCGTCGCCGACCGTGGGGATCAGCCAGCCGCTGGACTTGTCCGGCTTCTCGCTGCCAACCGACGAGCACAACCACCCCGACCGCGTCTCACTCCTGCACAAGGTGTTCAACTTCCTGGGCGGCCACGGTGCCCCGACCGAGGCGATCCCCACTGAGTCACCGACCCGCCCCCAACCCGAGGACAGTACCGACATGAACGAAGAACAGATGAACAAACTGGCGGGGATGTTCACCGCGCTGGGCACCCAGATTGAAACCTTTGGTGCCAAGGTCGACGCGCTGACGGCTGACAAACAACCGGCCGTCACCGAGCCGGCCACCGTCACCGATCCCGCCCCGGTCGCCGTCACCTCCGAGCAGTTCTCGGCCTTCGAACAGACCCTCAAAGGCCTGGGCGAACAGCTGACCGGCCTCAACGCCAAAATCGAAAAATTTTCGGTAGAAGCACCGGACCAGCGCCCCGATGCCCTGGGCGGCAGCGACACCCACCCGACCGTTTGCTGAGGAGCCCTCTGTGAGTCAAACCAAAACCCCGCAGGCTGAAAAGTGCCTGAACCACTACAACGCGTTGCTGGCCAAGGCCTTCAACGTGCCCGAGAACGCGCTGGCCAAGCAGTTCTCCGTCAGCGCCCCCATGGAAACGGTGCTGCGCAGCGCCATCCTTGAATCCACCGAGTTTCTGAAGCTCATCACCTGCCTGGACGTGGACCAGCTGACTGGCCAGGTGGTGCAGGTAGGCGCCAGTGCCCTGCACACCGGTCGCAAGGTTGAGGGGCGTTTTCGTCGCAAGATTGGGGTCGACGGCAACAAGTACAGCCTGACCGAGACCGATTCCTGCGTGCGCCTGGACTGGAGCACCCTGTGCACCTGGGCCAACGCCGGCCACGAGGGCCAGTTCGTGCAACTGGTGTCCGACTTCACCAACCAGACCTTTGGCCTCGACATGCTGCGGGTGGGCTTTAACGGCACCCACATCGCCGATGACTCCGATCCGGCCAAGTATCCGCTCGGTGAAGACGTCAACAAGGGCTGGCAGCAGCTGGCGCGTGAGTGGAACAAGGGCAGCCAGGTGGTGAAAGCCGCCGCCGGCGACAAGATCTATTTCGACCCGGACGGCCGCGGCGACTTCAAGACCCTGGATGAAATGGCCTCTGACCTCATCAACGCCACCATCAACCCGCTCTATCGCACCGATCCCCGTCTGGTGGTGCTGGTCGGTACTGACCTGGTGGCCGCGGCCCAGGCCAAGCTCTACAGCGAGGCCACCAAGCCCACCGAGCAGATCGCCGCCCAACAGCTGGCCAAGTCCATTGCCGGCCGCCCGGCCTTCATCCCGCCCTATTTCCCGGCGAACGGGATGTGGGTCACCACCCTGGCCAACTTGCACATCTACACCCAGCGCAACACCCGCAAGCGCAAGGCCGCTGACAACGACGACACCAAGGGCTTTGAAAACCAGTACTGGCGTCAGGAAGGCTATGCCATCGGCGAATATGAAGCCTTTGGCAGCTACGAAGAGGCCGACGTGGTCGTCGGGGCGCGCCCTGCCGCCCCGCCGGCAGGTGCTGACGCGCACAGCGAACCGGAGGCCTAACCATGGCCCTCTCACCTGGCATGCGTCACAAGCAGCAGGTCCAGGCCCAGTTGGGGGCGGCGCAAGCCGCCACCACCGGGCAAGCCACGGGACTTGTCGCCAACAGCTTGCACCTGCAGCTGATTGCCCTGGAACAGGACATGGCGCGGCTCAAGGCGCTTGCCAGGATGAGCGACAAGGTGGCGATGAAGCGGGATGAACTGTTTCCCAAATATCGTCCCTACGTGGACAAGTACCTGGAACTGGCGGCGCTCGGCACCGTGTACCAGAACGCGCTGTTTCAACGCCTGATCGTCTGGGCGTTTGATATCGGCGATCTGGAAACCGCCATCAACTGGGCGCTGCTGGCCATTGAGCAGAACCAGCGCACCCCGGGCAACATCAAGCGCGACTGGGCCCATTTCACCGCCGACACCGTGCTGGGCTGGGCCGAGGAGCAAGCGGCGCTGGGCCATGGCGTCGAACCCTGGTTCTCCCGGGTGTTCGACAAGGTGCGGGGTGACTGGCGCCTCAACGAACAGGCCACCGCCAAATGGTACAAGCTGGCCGGTTACCTGCTGCTGCGTGACAAGGATGGGGTACCTCGCCCTAGCGCGTTGGCAGACAACGCCACCCTGGAGCAGGCCGACCACTGGCTGGCCCTGGCCGAGAAGACCCACAGCAAGATCGGGGTCGGCACCTTGCGCCACAAGATCGCCATGCGCCTGCGAGCACTCAACCCAGAATAACGACTCCCACGCCACCGCGCCCCGGCGGGGATGAGCCTGCAGCTGACCGCTCGCACCGCGCTCAATCCCGTGGCCACAGGGGCGCCCCAATTGATAGGGCAGCACATGATTTCAGGCAAAAGCATCCGCTACAGCGAGCAGACCATCACCAATGACGGCTTTTGGCCTGATGTGGTGTGTGGCGACTTCGAGCGCCGGCGCGCCCTGCCCGCTGACATGGACAGCGACGCCATCAGTGCGGCCCTGCTGGCGGCCATCAGCGAGATCAACCTGCAGCTGACCCGCCACCAGGCCACCTTGCGAGCCCAGGGCTACACCGAGGCCGGTCAGGTGACCGGTCCCCGGCTCGCCGGCGGCAACAACGCGCTGACCGAGACCTACCTGGCCGCGGTCTTTGCCCGGGCCAAAGCCATGCTAATCCCTGAGTTCGCCACGGTCACCGAGCGGGACGCCCGCAAAGACCTGGCCGAGCGCGCCCCCGATCTGCGCGAGCAGCTGCTGGCCGAAAGCCAGCAACTGGTGCGCAGCATCAAATCTAAGCACCGGGTCGGGGTCTCGATGATATGAGCGAGACCAACGAGGCCCTGCACCCCCAGGGGTATTTCCTGTCAGCCCTGCACAACGAGATTGAGCGCGTGCTGCCAGCCCGCTGCGCCCGTTCTCTCGACAGCTGGATGGAGGGCGGCACCATCAGCCTGGAACCCAAGGACATGGGGATCACCGGGATGGATCTGGCCTGGCTCAAATACACCGCCGTGTTTTCCCTGGAAAACCTGCCGTTTCGGGAATGCCGCACCGAGACCCTGCTGGCGGTGATCGCCAGCTGGATACAGGAAAACGACCCTTTCCGCGAACGCTTCGCCCTACCCGATCCCACCTATGACGTGGTGCCCAATGACGAGCACAGCGCCGACCTGGATCTGGAGGTGAAGTTCGCCGAACCCCTGCGCATCGTGGAAGACCCTGACGGTGCAGTCCGCTGGCTGGATAAGACCTGGACCGTGGCCCCCTTTGAAGTGTGGGTGGCCGATGAAATCACCCTGTCGGTGGCGGGCAGCGCCAACCCCGTTCACCGCTAACCCCGAAACTTAAGGAGCCCGCGCCATGTGGCCTTATGTGCAGATCAACAACTTGAACCAGATGCAGGGGCCACCCACTTCGGTCGAACGCCACCTGCTGTTCATCGGCAGCGCCGCCAGCAACACCGGCAAGCTGCTCTCCCTCAACGCCCAGTCAGACCTCGACCAGCTGCTTGGCAGCGCAGACAGCGAGCTCAAGGCCAACCTGCTGGCCGCCCGCGATAACGCCGGCCAGAACTGGAGCGCCGGCGCCTACGTGCTGCCCACCGACCAATCCTGGCTGGATGCCGTGCGCAGCGCCCAGCAGACCCAATCCTTTGAAGGGGTGGTGGTGCTGGGTCAGGAGTGGGACCAGGCCAGCATCAACGCCGCCCACGCCCTCAACCAGGAGCTCATCGCCAAGTGGGGGCGCTGGCAGTTCATGCTGCTGGCCGTGCCCGGCATTGTTGCCAAGGCCATCGGCAAGGATGGCACCGCCCAAGCCTGGAGCGAGTACGAGACCGCGCTGGCCGCCCTGCAAGACGGCATCAAAGCCGACTCTATCAGCCTGGTGCCCCAGCTTTGGCCCAACCTCGCCGGCGCCTATGCCGGGCGCCTGTGCAACCGGGCGGTGAGCATCGCCGACAGCCCCTGCCGGGTGAAGACCGGCGCCCTGGTCGGCCTTGGCAACAAGCCGGTGGACAAAGACGGGATCCCGCTGCCGCTGGCCACCCTGCAGACCCTGGAGCAAAACCGGTTCTCGGTGCCGATGTGGTACCCGGATTATGACGGCACCTACTGGGCCGACGGCCGCACCCTGGATGCCGAGGGTGGCGATTACCAGGTGATCGAGAACCTGCGCATTGCCTACAAGGTGGCGCGCCGGATGCGCATCCGGGCCATTGCCCGCATCGGGGATCGCTCGTTCAACTCCACCCCGGGCAGCACCGCCATGGCCATCACCTACTTTGGCAAGGACCTGCGCACCATGGCCAAGGCAACCACCATCAACGGCCAGCCGTTCCCGGGCGACATCGCCTCCCCCCAGGATGGCGACATCTCCATTCAGTGGACCGCCAAGAACCTGGTCTCGGTGTTTGTGGTGGTGCGTACCGTGGACTGCCCCAAGGGGATCATCGTCAACATCATGCTCGATCTGAGCCTCAACAACGGGGAGGGTTAACCCGTGACCAAACGCTTTTCCGGTATCAACTTCGACACCACCCTGATGGGGGCCATGGTCCACGTCGAAAAGGCCAGCCTCTCTATCACCGACAACAGCGCGGTAGCGCAGACCCGGGGCATTCCCGATGGCTATGTGGACGGCGACGTCGCCGCCGAGTGTGAATTCGAGCTCGACACCAAGAACCTCAAGCAGCTGATCGCCGCCGCCAAACGGGCCGGCAGCTGGCGCGGGATGGAGCCTGACGACGTGCTGTTCTACGCCAGCACCGGCAGCGAGGAGATCAAGGTGGAGGCCTTCGGCGTCAAGCTGAACGTGGCCGACCTGCTCGACATCGATCCCAAGGGCGGCAGCAAGACCGTGCACAAGGTGAAAGGCTTCGTCACCTCCCCCGATTTCATCCACCTCGATGGCGTGCCGTACCTCTCCAAGGACGACACCCGCCACCTGATGGATTAAGGGGCGCGCCTTGGACGACATCGACCGCGCCAACCATCACGCCGCCCGTATGCTGGCGGCCCAGCTGGCCAATCAGGTGGGCAAAGGGCGTTACCAGGGGGAAAGCCTGCACCAGTGCGAAGAGTGCGACGACCCCATCCCGGAAGGACGCCGCCGCCACATCCCCGGGGTGCGCCTGTGCGTCCCCTGTCAGACCCGCCTTGAGCGGCTGGGTCGCTAATCAGAGATACGGACATGAACCCTATGCCAAACAAAGACCCCACCCTCTGGGCCGCCCTGCTGGCCTGGTTGATGGACAACTGGCCCGCCGTCTATGGGGCACTGCTGGCGATGAGCATCTCATTCTTGCGCATCACCTATGACGGCGGTAAAGGGCGCCGCCGCCTGATCGAATCCGTCATGGGAGGACTGTTGACACTGGCCTTCACCACCGGTGCCACCATGCTCGGCGTGGCCTACCAGTCTGCCCCTTTCATCGGCGGCATGATCGGCCTGATGGGGATCGACATCATCCGCGAGAAGGCCAAGCAGATGTTCAACAAGAAGGAGATCTGACATGGCACTGCGCTGGATTGAAGAGGCCCGCACGTTTTTGGGGCTGAAAGAGATTAAAGGGCCCAAGCATGCCCAGGCCATTCTGGACATGTGGAAGGCCATCAAGCGGGGCGGCATCAAAGACGATGAAACCCCATGGTGCGCCGCCTTCGTGGGCGCTTGCCTGGAACGGGTCGGCATTAAGTCTACCCGCTTTGAGAGTGCCAAAAGCTACTTGGAATGGGGCGAGAAACTGGATCGCCCCGTGCCTGGCTGCGTGGTGGTGTTCACCCGCGATGGCGGTGGCCATGTGGGGTTTGTGGTGGGCAAGTCCCCCTCCGGCAACCTGCTGGTGCTCGGTGGCAACCAAGGGGATGAGGTGAATATCCGTGAATTCCCGCTGACCCGCGTCACCGGGTACCGCTGGCCGCTGCATGAACCGATGCCGGCCGGCGAGCTGCCCATCGGTACCCCCGCCCAGTTGTCGATGGGGGAAGCATGAGCACGCTCATCCGGTTCCTGCCGACCATCATCGGCTTTGTGCTTGGCACCATTCTGTTTACCCAAGGCGAACGGCTCACGCAGCGCACCAAGGAACTGGCCAGCGCCAACGACACCATCAACATCCTGCAGGCAGTCAACAACCAGCAAGCGACCGCCTTCCAGGAACTGCTGATGCAGGCAAAGGGCCTGCGCCTGCTGCTGAGCGACCAGAACGCGGCCTTGGCCGAGCTCGACAACCAGAACAGGAAGACCGCCGATGAACTGCAACAAGCGTTGGCCACGCCGCCGGCGGGCCGCCCGGACTGTGCTCGCGAGCCTCTGCCTAGCGGTGCTTTGCGCCTGCTCCAGCCAGCCCACCACGGTAGTGCAAACCCAGGTGGTAAAGCAGCTACCGCCGCCCGGGCTGGTGCCCCACTGCCCGGAGCCTGACTTTACGGGGACCACCTACGGCGAGGCCGTGCGGTTCATCCCCACCCTGCAGACGGCACTGCGCCGCTGCCAAACCCAAATCAACACCCTGAACCATTGGATTGAACAAGAGGAAACCACCCCATGAGCAAGATCACGCCTATCACCCTGACCATCGCCGGCACCGACATCCGCTTTGTGCCCACCATGGTGGCCTACAACAGCTACATCAACGGCCTGTCGATGACCGACAAGGTGGCGCCGTCCCACCAGTACCTCAAGCGCATCGTCGACGCCGACAGCAAAGAGGCGCTGGATGGCCTGCTGGCCCGCCCGGGCGCGGCCCTGCAGATCGCCGCCAAGGTCAACGAGCAGTACGCCCCTGATCTGGATATCGAAGTAAAAAACTGACCGCGCGCGCCGAGGCCATCGAGCACAACCAACTGGAGCAGGTGCTGGCGCTGCGTCGCCACTACCTGCCCCATGAGGATGACGAGCTCGACACCCTGGCTCGCGCCCTCTGGTTAGACAAATACCACGCCCAACGCCTCGCCCATGCCGTCGCCGAGGGCATCGCCACCGCCTTCAATGGATAAATCATGGCTTCTGTCACCGAACAACTGATCATGAGGATTGCCCTGATAGATGCCGTCACCCGGCCGCTTGATGGCATCAACAGCCAGCTGAACCGGGTGAAAGAGACCGCGCAAAGCGGCTTTGCCAATATTGCTGGCGGTGGCGCCGCCATGCTGGCCGGCACCATGGCGATCCAGAACGCGCTGGGGCCGGCCCTGGAAATGGACGCAGCCCTGGCCGAAGTGGCCTCGCTCGATGTCCATGAAAAGACCCTCAAGCAACTCTCCGACACCGCCTTGATGTTCTCCGTCAAGTACGGCGAATCGGCCAGCGCGTTTGTCAGCGCCTCCTACGATATCCAGTCCGCCATCGCGGGGCTGGAGGGCAACGAACTGCCCTCCTTTGCCCGCGCCTCCGGCGTGCTGGCCAAGGCCACTAAGGCCGACACCGCCACCATCACCAACTACATGGGCACCATGTATGGCATCTTCGAGCAGCAGGCCAAGAAGATGGGCAAGGCCAACTGGGTGGAGGATGTCGCCGGCAAGACCGCGCTCGCGGTGCAGATGTTCAAGACCACCGGCCAGGGCATGACCGACGCCTTCAAGGGCATTGGCGCCAACGCCACCGCCGCCGGGATCTCGATGGATGAGCAGTTCGCCGTGCTCGGCCACCTGCAGGCCACCATGGGCGGCGGCGAGGCCGGTACCAAGTTCAAGTCCTTCCTGGCCGGTGTCGGCAGTGCCCAGAAAGCGCTCGGCCTCAAGTTCACCGACTCGGCCGGCAACATGCTGCCGGTGCTCGATATCCTGGACAAGCTCAAGGCCCGCTATGGTGAAACCCTCACCGTGGCCGGCAGCGATGAGCTGAAAAAGGCGTTTGGCTCGGACGAAGCGGTCTCGATGATCAAGCTCTTGATGAGCAACACCCAGGGCCTGGCCACCAGTATCAACGCCCTGGCCAACACCCACGGCATGGGCAAGGCCGAGCAGATGGCCAAGGCCATGGTAGACCAGTGGAAACGGGTCAAATCAGCCTGGTTCGCGATCCGGGCTGCCGCCTTTGGGGCCGTGCTCCCCTCCATCAACAAGGTGGTGGGCGCCTTTGCCGATGGCGGCGCCGTGGTGCTGCGCTGGACCCGGATCTTTCCCAATTTCACCAAGGTGGTGGGGTACGCCGTGCTGGCCATCGCGGGCCTTGGCATCGTGACCGGGGCCTGGTTGATGTTGGCCGGCCTCGCCAAGCTGGCCACCCTGGCCTGGGCGCTGACCTTTGGCGGCCTCACCGCTCCCCTCACCCTGTTCAAGAAGGCCCTCGCGGGCCTGCGCCCGGTGATCATGGCCGTCAACATGGCCATGAGCCTCAACCCGGCGGTGATCATCATCGGGGCGATCCTGGCGCTGGTCGCCGCCGTGGCGCTGGCCATCATCTACTGGGACGAACTGCGCGCCACCTTCGCGGTACTCACCGACTTTGAACTGCTGAGCGCCTTCTTTGGCGGTCTGGCCGAGACCTTTGGCCCGCTCGCCTCACAGGCGCTGGCCCCCCTGGTGGATTTCTTCACCCTCATCGTGGGACTGCTTGGTCAGGGGATCGCCTGGCTCGGCAGCTTCTTTGAGCAAACCAACCAGGCCAGCGTCGGGATCGACAACGTGGCCGATGCTGGCCGCCGGATGGGCAATATCCTTGGCGCGGCATTCGACACCCTGCTGACCCCGTGGCGGGCGCTGATCGCGCTCATCAAGACCGCGCTCGATGCCTCGAATCAGTTCTTGGGTACCCAGTTCGACACCGGCGCCTTGAACGTGGACGTGCTGCCAAAGTGGGCCGCCTCCCCCGTGGCGATGGCCCCCCCTGCCAGCGTGGTGAACAGCCCCTTGGCTGACTACCGCCAGCAGGACCAGAGCAAGGTGCCAGCAGGTGGCCTGGGCCAGCAGCTGATCCAGGCCAACGCGTCGGCCAGTGCGGCCAACCAGAAGCCGACCCGCGCCCTGCATATCGGCGAGGTGCACATCAACCCCCAAACCATGCCGACACCGGACGAGCTCGAGAAAAACGCATGGGTGGAGCAACGCGGATGAACGAACCCAAGTACATCGATCTCCTGGTGGTGAACGGCGCCTGGCAACTCGATGCCGGCGGCCAGCCGCGCTACACCCAGGACCGCCACAGCATCGGGCAGGACATCAAGCACCGCATCATGGAGTCGGGGTTGGCCCGCAAGCTCATCGGCGAGCGCAGTCCGACCCTACGAGCGGATGTGATGACCGAGATTGAACTGCTGGTAGAAGACGACGAGCGGCTGGTACCCGGCACCATCGTGATCCGTGAAGAGGCCCCCGACCGGATGCTGGTCACCGCTCGCACCTATGAATTCGGCAATTTGGAGGTAACCTTGTGAACCTGCGCCCGAACGTGGACTTTATGGCCCTGCTGGCCGAGGCCGGTGTGCCGACCACCGAGCAGGCCATGGAGGCCGAGCTCAAAAAGGAGGTGGTGGCTGCCGGCTCCCTCATCACCAACGACAGCGATGTGAGCCCCTTCTGGCGGCTGGTGCGCGGGGTGGTCATTACCCCGGCGCTCTGGCTTATCCGCACGCTCTTGGCCGGCCATGTACTGCCCAACACCTTTGCGGCCACCGCCACCGATGCCTATCTCGATCTCAAGGCCTGGGATGTAGACCTGACCCGCAAGGCCGCCCAGAAGACCCGGGGAGTGATCCACTTCGTCAAGGTGAGCCCTGGCGAGGCGGTCACCATTCCGGCCGATATCTGGGTCACCACCGAGCGCATCAACGGCACCATCTACCGGGTGAAGCCCTTGCAGGCGGTGGTCAGCCCCGCCGGCGAGGCGGTGGCCAAGGTGGTCTGCGAGGCCGAGTTTGCCGGCAGCGCCTGGAATCTGGCCCCGGGTTATTACAACCTGCTGAGCGAACCGGTGACCGGCATCCTCTCGGCCCGCAACGATGACAAGGAGTGGATCACTACCCAGGGCGCCGATGCCGAGGGCAACGACGCGCTCGGCCTGCGCATCCAGAACCAGTTTTCGGCGGTGGGGCGCTACCACATCGACGCGATTTACCGCTCCATGCTGGCGAGCGTGGCGGGGATCCGGGCCGATCACATCTTCTTTGAACATGAGGGGCCACGCGGCCCGGGTACCGCCAACGCTTACATCCTGCTGGAAGTGGGCGCCACCCCGGCCAGCCTCATCAACCAGCTCAACGACTACGTGGGCCGCCAGGGCAACCATGGCCACGGTGATGACCTGTTCGTGATGGCCATGCCCGAGACCCAGCACAGCCTCACCCTTGAGTTATGGCCACAAGCCAACCTCACCGACGAGCAGAAAACCGCGCTCAAGGCGGGCGCCGAAAGCCTGGTCAAGGCGGCGTTTCGCCAGTCGGCGGATTTCCCAAGCGTCACCCGCACCTGGCCGCGCTCGCGTTTCTCGCTCTCCCAGCTGGCCCGCGAGCTGCACAGCCAGTTCCCACAGCTGCAGAGCCTCAAGTTTGCGCAAGATGACATCGTGTCGGGGCTGGCCATCCCGCGCCTGAGCACGCTGGAGATGACCCTGCATGACTGACCCGACCCCGCTTGAACACGACCTGCAGGCGCCGGTACTGCCCGATGCCAGCGCCCCCTGGTGGGAAGACGGCTACACCATCAGCCCAGCCCACGCCGAGCCCGGGTTTCTGGCCAAGGGGATCAATGCCTTCTGGCAACGGGTCAAGGGCTGGTTGTTGCTGCCGCTGGCCCAGCAAGACCCGCTGACCTGCTCGGAGTCCTTGCTGGCGCTACTCGCCTGGGAGCGGGACATCACCCGTTTCAACGGCGAGCCGCTCGAGCTTTTCCGCAAGCGGGTCAAGTTCGCCTTTGTGAACGCCCGGGACGCCGGCGAGGTGGCCGGCTTTAAGCGCATTTTCGAGCGCCTGGGCATCGGCTGGTGTGACATCCACGAACGCCAGGCCGGTGCCCCCTGGGACGTCATCACCATCGAGGTGACCGACGGCGCCATCGCGGCCAACCAGAAACTGATGGAAACCCTCATTCAACACTATGGCCGTACCTGCCGCCGCTATCGCTTTCAGGTGGTTTACCCGGTCACCGGCACCCTGCGATTCGGCCGCATCGACATGAGCCAGCAGGTGTTTGGCGCATCACTTAAGAGGAACGCATGAGCCAGATCATTACCAACGCTTTCTCCCGCTACTGGCAGGAGTGCCTGACCAACCAGACGCCGGTGGTGCTCGATGAGTTCGTGCTGGCCAACGTGCCGGGGCTCGATCCCGATGCGGCCATCAACCCGGACAGCGGCCTGCCGCCGGCGGGCCAGATTGTGCACCGCCACGCGGTCGACCAGCGCGGGCGCATCAACAACGACGCGGTGGCTTACACCATCGTGATGGACACCACGGTCGGCGATTTCAGCTTCAACGCCATGTACCTCATCAACAAGGCCAGCGGCGTGGTGGGGATGATTGTGCACAAGGGGCTGGAAACCAAGCTCAAGACCAATGAGGCCACCGGTCAGACCGGCAACAGCCTGGTCAAATCCATGCTGATGGAGTACGACCGCGCGGCAGAGGCGACCGCCACCCACGTGGACGCCAGCACCTGGCAAATCGACTATGCCGCCCGCCTGCGCGGGATGGACGATGACCTGCGCCTGCAAGCGCTGCAGTTCTTCGGGCCGGCCACCTTCTACGGTGACGGCTTCAAGCTGGTCAACGAGTCAGGGGTCTACAAGGTACAGCCCGGGGTAGCCTATGTGGGCGGCCTGCGGGCGGAGCTGAACGAGGTCAAGAAGGTGACCCCGGGCGCCAAGCCGGTGGGGCTCTGGCTCGACATCTACCGGGCGGGCTCCTTGCTCGATGCTTGGGTGAATCACTTCACCCTGACCTTAAGTGTGCCGGAGCTCACCGACTACCTGGACAGCAACGGCCATCAGCACCATGTGGCCAAGGTGGCCATCGTCAATGCGGACGGCAGCGTGACCGATGTGCGCCGCAAGCGCACCATCGAGCTGACCGGGGACGTCACCGGCAAGGGCATCCTGGAAGACGCCCAGGGCGTCACCATCGCAGTGGAGATCAAAGACGGGAGTCACCGCCACCAGTGGAACGAGATAGACCAGGTACCGGCCACCGCCAGCCGCTGGCCCAGCTACGCCGAGGTGACCAACAAACCGGATCTGGCGCCGGCCAACCACTCCCACCCGGGCACCATGACCAACGCGATCCCGCTATCCAAGGAAGACCTGAACTTAATTATCAGCCCCGGCGTGTATCGCCAGGACTCCGACGCCAATGCGGCCTTGGTGCTCAACTACCCAGAAGCGAAATCCGGTTCCCTTATTGTGACCGGCGGCGCCGGGGTGCAGCAGCGTTACCACGTCTACAACACCAGCCGGATTTACACCCGCGCCCAGTACAACACTGGGGCCTTTACTCCCTGGGCCCGGGATTACAACACCCTGAACAAACCGACCGCCGATGACGTGGGCTTGGGCAAGCTCTCCAACAAGGCCGCCAGTTACGACGCCACGGCCGACACCTATGCCCTGCGCGACGGGTCAGGCGACCTGCAAGCCCGTACCCTGCGCACCGGCCTGGTCGATGAACAGCGCATGGTCGGCGCCGTGGCCTTCCGGGTCGACTACGGCAACGACAGCTATCTGCGCTACTGCAGTAGCCAAGCAGCGTTTCGTCAGTGGCTCAACCAGGCCGCCACTGGCTGGGAGGTGGGCTGGCGTTTAGGGATCTCTGATCCTAACTACGCAATGACCGAATACCACATCCCGGGCAAGTGGGCTGTGATGACCTACCTTGCTAGCGATGGCGCGTTTCGAATTGCTTCCTCGAACGGTGTCGGGGGCGCGACCTTCACCCGCATGACCATCGACACCGGGGCCAATGTCACCTTTGCAGGCACGGTGAATGATGGCTCTGGCCGTTGCTACAGCCCGGGCAACCAGCCCCACTACACCCACAACCACACAGCAGCCCAGGGCAACCAGGACATCGTCGCCAGCGGCTGGGGGCAGATCGGCACCTACATGATGGCCGCCGTGATCCCGGGCCACTCTGGCGCCATGAACCCCACCGCCACCATCGCCGGTTCATCCCTGCGCCCCGCCAACTGCTCGGAGTGGGGCCAGAACCGCGACTGGGCACTGCCGGGGACTTGGAAATGCCTGGGATTCGTCACGGATAACAGCGACGACCGTTGGGACGACCGCACCACCTTGTGGCTGCGCATCGCATAAGCACAGGAGAATCGGATGGAACGAATTGAAGTACTCAGCGCGGCCCGCCCGCGCCATTATGCTGGCGACCCCGACAGCATCACCCTGGATGTGCGCTTTGCCCATCTGCCCGACCCCGTGCAGTTTGCGGCCCGCAAAGATGACCTGGAAGCACACGGCCGCGAGCTCTACAGCCGGGCGGTGTTCGGCGAGTTTGGCGATATCGAGGTGATCCCGGTGCCACCGCCGACCGAGGCCGAACAGCAGGCCCGCCTCGATGCGCTGCTCAAGCAGGCCGCCAGCGCCATGGCCCCGCTGCTCGACGCCGAGGCGCTGGGTATCATCAGCGAAGCCGAGCGCGAACAGCTCACCGCCTGGCAGCGCTACCGGGTCGCCCTCTACCGTCTCCCGCAAGGCGATGGCTGGCCGGCCGAGGTCAGCTGGCCGGAGGCGCCGCGATGAGCTGGACACAGGGGCAGCTGCGCTGGCCAGTCAGTGCAGGCAGCCTACACACCCGCGCCCAGGGCGTACTGGGTCAGCTCCCGGCCACCCAGGACAGCGCCATGGCGCGCCTGCAGGGGCTGGCTGGGCGGGCTCAGTACCGGCCCCATCCGCTCAGCGAGGCCGCCGCCGCGCTGGCAGGTCTGCGCAGCGAGCTCGACCGTCTGCTGGTCACTGGCCGCTGCCTGACGGTCACCCCCTACCAACACGGGGTCGGCCAACAGCAGGGCCAGCAGTTCAGCCTGGCCGCCCCCAATGCGGTGGCCACCCTGGCCGCCAAGCTGCAAGACGGGGCCGATCCCCTGCTGCCCAGCGGGCAACTGCATGCCATCGCCTGGCTGGTCACCGGCAACAGCGCCGACGCGCTGGCCCGCCAGTTGGCTATCCTCTGCGCCCTGCTGCCGTTGCCGGAGTGGTGCGCCACCCTGCGCCGGCTCACTGCCAGCAACGACCCCATGAACCAACCCACCGCGGCCAAGGTGCCGCGCTGGCGCGCCGATGAGCCACTGAACTGGGCACCGCTACGCCCTGCCCGCCAGGCGCTGGGGGCAGAGCTGGCCCAGTTGGAGAGCCTGGCCCGGGACAGCCAGACCCCGATCGCCAAGCTGCAGGGGCTGGCGACACGTCGTGCCGATCGTCTGACCACCCTCGCCGAGGCCTTGGCCGCGCTGGGTACCCTCTCCGGCACCCTCTGGCACTGGCAAGGCCAGGGGGATGTGGCCAGCCTCGCCACCCAGCTCGGGCAGAGCGCGCCACCCGACCACAGCCAGAGCATGACGGTCGGCGCCCTGCTGCTCTCCCCGTCCCCGCTCACCTTCTGGCAGGAGTTAACCCCATGAGCCAAGCCATGCTGACCCTCGATGGCGAGCCCATCATCATGAAGTCGATGCGGGTATCCGCATCGATGCAGTTTCAGGACAAGGACCAGAGCGGCCAGACCAGCTCGACCAGCAGCGCCGAACAGGGCGCCAAGGCCAAGGAGCTCGACGTCTCTGGCCTCATCCCGTTCAAGGATGATCAGATGCTGAGTCGGCTGTTTGAGCTGGCCGATGCCAAGGGCAACGGCGGCAAGCGCCACGTCTACCGGGTCGGGTCGCTGCTCGCTAAGTCGGTAAAGGTGCGCCAGGCCAAGTTTGCCGGCCGCATCACCGCCAGCGAACAGGAGGGGCTGCTGGCCTGGCAGGTGCAGTTCACCTTGAAGGAGTTCAACTCGGTACCGGAGAAGCGTGAAGCCCGTTTACCTGGTAGCCCCGCCAACCTTGGAAAAGGCTCCACCGGCACCACGGCGGCCAATGGCGGCCAGGGGCAAAGCGGCGATGAGAAGCTATCCAAAGGGGAGGCTTTCTTTAAGAAACTGGACGACAAACTGGGGGATGTCCTGGCATGAAGCTGACCACCCGTCTGACCATCAATGACCAACCGGCTCACCTGGTCGAGCACGACATCATGCTGGATATCAACGCCGGCGGCCGGGCTGCCCTGACCGCCCAGGCCGAGGTGCAAAAAGGCCAGCCGATCGCCATCGATGTCGGTTACAACGGCGAGCTGCGCCGCTGGTTCACCGGTTACGTGTTCGATGTGCAGCCGGCCGCGGCGGGCTCTGTGCAACTGCTCTGCCGAGAACTGGCGGGCGTGCTGGCCGGTCGCCTCCCCGTCAGCATGCAGCATGCCACCCTGCGCAACCTGCTGGCCTGGCTCAGCACTGAGACCGGTCTGGTGTTCATGCTGCCAGCCACGGCTGACTATGCAGACAGGCCGATCCCCAACTTCACCAGCGCCGGCACCGGCTACCAGTTGCTGGAAAACGCCGGCCGCGCCTTCGAGGTACCCGATTTTGTCTGGTACCAGCAACCCGATGGCGCCATCTTTGTGGGCAGCCACGCCGATTGTCGCTGGCATGGTCGGGAGGTCGAAATTGACCCGGCCTGGACTGCCCGCCAGGCGGGTAACCTCATCACCTTGTCCCCGGTGCCGGCCATGCGTCCCGGGGCGACCGTCAACGGTAAGCGGGTCACCCGGGTGCGGCTCAAAGGGGATGAAATGACCCTGACCACCGTCACCCCGGGCAAAGTCAGCAAGTCGTTGGAGCGGCGCAAGATAGAGGGGGAGTTCCCGGAGCTCGCCGACAACATGCACCTGCCAAAATTCGGGCGGGTCGAGGCCATCAGCGACCAGGCCTGCGCCGGCCAGCTCAATGATCCATTCCGCCCCCGCTATGCGGTGGACGTGCGGCTGCTGGGCGAGGATGGCCAACCGGATAAGGCCACCCCGCTTTATCGGGCGGTACCGCTGCCGGTGCAGTTCGGCGGGCCGGAACAGGGCTTGCTGCAGTTCCCCCTCGAGGGGACGCTGGTCGAACTGGGGTTCGCCTTCGGGCGGGCTGACCGGCCTTTTATCCGCACTGTGCTCGGCAGTGGCTGGCCCCTGCCGGACATCGCCCCGGGTGAGCAGCTGCAGCAGCAACGGGCCGAGGTGGCCAGCCGCACCGACACCGTGGGCAACCTCTCCCGCCACACCGACCGGCGCCTGCACGACCGCGCCCTGCAGATGCACCACCAGAGTGACGACTACCTGGGGGAACATGGCCAGCATCGGCAGCAGGTGGCCCAACACAGCATCGAGGAAGTGGGCGGGTTCAAGCTCATCGAGGCGCTGGGCGCCATCGAGCTGCTGGCAGGCGACGATCTCACCCTGGCAAGCCTGGGCAATCTGAGCCAGACCACGGCGGGGGATCTGGTCGAGGTGGTGGGACAACTGCGCCGCTCTGTTGCCGGCGAGCTGCAGCACCTGGAGGCGCCCCGTTCGTGGATGGGGAGCGAGGGCGTGAACATCTTCCGGCTGCTGCTGCAGCTGATGAACGTGGTAGAGCAGCTGGCCGCCGCCACAGCCAGCCACACCCACGGCAGCGGGCCAGCGCCCGGTAACAGCGAAGCCATGGCCGGACATGGCCAACAAGCCAAGCAGCTGGCCGGCCAGCTCTCCCCCATCATCGAGTAGGGATGCACACATGATCTCACTGACCCTAAATCAAGGCGCAATACACCACCTGCTGGCGCGCCTGGATGCCGCGTCTCTGCCACCGGCGAAACGCCGGCGCATCACCCAGCAGATAGGCCGCGAGGTGGCCAAGGTGAACCGCCAGCGCATCAGAGCCGGCAAGGCCCCTGATGGCACAAAGTGGGCGCCGACCAAGAGCAAGCGCAAGCACAAGCGGCTCACCGGCCTCTCCAAACGTCTGCGCTCTCGCGGTACCGAGGACGCGGCCATCATCGACTTTGACTCCCGCTTTGCAGGGATGATCGCCAACCAGAACCACCAGGGGATGTCGCAGTCATTCACGGCAGCGCCGCCCAAGCCAGCACAACCTAGGAAGTCAGAACGAGGCAAGAAGAAGGAACCGTTCAAGCCAACGGATAGCCCTTGCACTCGTAGCCAGGCGCAGCGCCTGCGTGCGCTGGGGTACAAGGTGCTGTCAGACCGGGGCGCTCGTCGTCGCTACCGCAAGCCCTCCCTCAAGTGGATACGGGAACATGTCAGTGTTACCCGGGCAGCCATCCTGATCAGGACCACCACCGGAGAGGCCAGGAAGAACCGTTGGACGGTAGAGACCCCAGCCCGCCCCATGCTCCCCCAGGCAAGCAGCGACGAACTGCTGGCCATCGCCGCCAAGGCATTCCAGAAGATGGGATGGGGCGCCGACCAGTAACCCGCAGACCATCACACCGCACACGACAGCGACGCATCAGCGTTGCTTTTTTGTGGCCAGCCCCCAGCCCTGCAGCCCAGGCGTGACGGAGGAAACGCGCCGCTCACGGAATCCGCACTCCTCCCCCCCCACCTTCGCGCTAAAAATGTGGCGTTTTTTGCACAAATAAAATGGTGCAAATCCATCGCCTAACCCGCGCCGGGACTGGGTTCTTGGGGGGAATTCAGAATTTCACAAAACGTCATTTGATGATCGTTTTGGGGTGGTTTGATCACACCAATCAGACGGCGCGAAAAACGTAAGTAATTGAGGATAAACGGATTGCGGTTACTTTCCGTGAGGATCTGAGTCGGTGTGGTGGATCTGGTGCGACCACAAGGGGAAAGCGGGCATGCCTTATGGCGCAAGGCTTAGCGGGTAGTTTTGGCAAGGATCCAGAATTTCATGAGTGAAGCCCTAAGGACTAACTTGCTGGAGAGAACACACCCACAACATGTTGGAGCCCACGAAGTGTCAGTGTCACAGCTTTCATTTCAAAATTAAAAAAATTGAGACAAAATCACATTCGTGAGGTAGTTTGTCTCAATAACGTTGAAAATTGAAATGAGATCGCCATGGTCAAGAAGCCCCCAGTATTCAAGCCATCAGAGTTCCTCAAGTCCATCGGTGACCATATGAATAGCCCATCCGGTCCTGAGTACTTCAGGCATATGTCACCAGTCGATGGCAAGGGTCGGTATCAACACTATGATGAAATGCGGTTTAGGGTGAAAGCTCCAGCAAGCTCTGAAATCGCCTGGAGCTTCAAGAAAATGGCAAGAAGCTCACTCTACATGGATATGATCCCGGTGGGAGAGCCTATGCAGCTTTGCAAGATGCTACTTACACCAACGATTCAAAAAGCAACTTCAGCTGTTGATAAGCATGCAACAACAGCAACCCTTAAGTGGATGATGAACAAAGTGGGCGAAAGAGCCCACATTGAGTACTTGCTCAATGATTTAATCGAAGATGAAGCTATCAGCAGTAGTCAGCTGGAGGGTGCCGCAACCACAACTATCGTTGCCAAGGATATGCTTAGGCAACAGCGGAAACCTCGCACGGCTGATGAGAAAATGATCTTGGGCAATTACAAGATGATGAGCTATGCCTGGGAACATAGAAACGAACCACTATCAATAGAACTTATTCAATCGATTCACCATGCTGGTGTGCTAGGTATTGATGATGAAAAATATACACCCGGCTTATTCAGAACAGATGATGACATCATCGTCGAAGATGCAGACAACAACATAGTACATCAACCGCCTCCTGCAGCTAGGATCAAGGAACGCTTGCAACGGATATGTGACTGGATCAATCAGTGCCATGATGATGCTGAACGTACAACTTACATTCACCCCTTGGTCAAAGCCATCTCCCTGCACTTCTCGATGGGTTATGAACATGTGTTCAAAGATGGTAACGGTCGGGTGGCTAGAGCATTGTTCTACTGGTTCATGTTCAAAAATGACTATGGAGCATTTCGCTACATAGCAATCAGCACAATGCTCAAAAAAGCCGCAATCCAGTACGGTAAATCTTATGTGTACACCGAAACAGACGAGATGGATCTGACCTATTTTGTCGATTATCAGTGCCAAATCATTCTACGGGCATTAAAGCGGTTTACTGAGACCTACCAAACCAATGTTACCGCAATCCAAGATTTCAACATGTGGGTCGCCAAATCAGGACTTTTTGGCGTAATGACGGAGAAACAGCGTGCAATCATGTACTCCGCCATAGGGAACAAAGGGATGCAACTAACAACCAATATGGTGAAGGCAAAGCTCCACTGTTCCTACAACACTGCGGCATCAGCTCTTAAAGGCATGGTGGAGATGGGGATTTTGGAGGCTAAGCAAGAAGGGAGGCAACAGGTCTTTACTATGCGGCCACTTGAAGACATTCAAAAACACTGGAACAGAGTGTTCATGTAA